TTTTCCGAACTCACTCATGAGGGTTTGTTCCCACCGCCCAGAAGCTTTCACATAAGTTTCTTCCTCCATTAGTTGCTGGGTATGAGAAGCGAACATATAGCCCAGATCCTGCATGGCTTGTAGGCCAATAATCTTGGCAATTCTTTCCAACCTGGAAAATGCACCTGTCTGGGAGCCGGTGAACTCTTTGGCCGTCAAGCACTCAGGCCCGCCAGAACGTAGGTTTCCTTGAGTAGCCTCATTCGCAGCCCCGATTCTATTCATCCAATCTACAATGAAAGCAGAATCCGCTATGTGTTGGCGAGTAACATCTTGGACACCTAATTGCATGACAGCGTCTTTGACCCCTCGTCCCCAAGCAGGCCTACGCATTCTTATTAATTTCCCAGGCCCAGGTTTCTTCAAATCATTAGAATTAATCAAATAAGGATCATACACGAACATATCGTTTATAGACTTGCGAACATTAGCTATGTGCATATTAAACAGCCAATCAAGAACTCCTTGCAAACCATAAAGTTTTTCTAATCTGGAAATTGGTGAAGGCGAATATCCGTCAAAGTCTGGAGCACAAGCAGCCACCGGAAACATATCATGGTCTAGGTTCAAAGGCTGAGCTCTTAATATTACTTCATCCGCACCTAATGAGAAGAACCACTTTTCCGGATATTCGCCAGAACCTAGTTTCCATTCCCGGGGAATAAGCTTAACGTAAAGGTTTATAACGTCTACGGCATTGGTAACATTAGAGTATCTCCCCGGGCGTCCAACTACTCCTCCAGAGGAATATTTACTAGTATCCCCATGAGCCTTTCGTTCCCGCTCACTATTATCCGTAGCCAAGATAGATATCTTATTCATAACTTTTTGAAGATACTGCACGTTAAACATATCTTCGGAGTATTGTTCTTCTGAAAGAAGATCCATATAATTAGTTCTGTCTATCCATCCGAAGAACTCTCCGTCTTGGATCTTATGAATAGGCACGTTAGGATCCGGCAAAGCCAAATAAGGATCTATGTTGTTAAGCTTATTTCCCTCGAAAACCAGAACGTCTTCTTCAAAACTTTTCTCAAAACCTCCAGTCCCGGTGAACATCCCGGAAAGCCTGCCTATAAACCCTTGTTCTTGTTTAACCGTCTTGGTTGCATACTTGCGCACCCAGGTAGGAGCCACAACTCCAAACCCATAACCTAATCCGTCCCGGAACATAGTATGCAAATCCAGACCTATTTTGGATTTATTACATTGAAGGTCTACAATCTTCTCCATCATGATAGCCCCGATGATGTCCTCCGGGCTCACACCTTCATAACGAAAGATAGGCTCTTGTAGAAACGCAGCCACCAAATAACCCAGAAGAGTTTCCAGAATCGTATAGGAATACGGAAACACTATCGACACCGGTTTCCGGGAATCCTTCTCTTTTATTATCTTCTCTTTCTCGTCCAGATCTATATAAGTGGTAAGAACTCGATCTATGTTATTCCAGCTATCGAACCTCTTCGAGATCACAGCATTGGATTCCATAGCCCGGGACATAATCTTTTTCTTAAGCTTGTTATGAAACTCCGATCCGGGTTTAAGATCTAACCCACCCGGATAATCATAGTCAAAACTCGTGCTCTCAAAACTTACCGTGTCCGAAGTTTTCTCACCCTGTACAATGTTAGGCATTTAAATCCCCTTAAACATCTTTACTCGTATGTTCGTACCATTCCATATCAAAGTTTATATACCCAGCTTCAGTAGCCACAACTCGCAAACAATACAAAATGTTTTGATCCATTATGAGCTCGTTACTTCTCTTCGTTGAACCACCAGCTTTTTTTCCTGCACCCGCTATACCTTCTGACAAAAGTGTAGCACCACCAATAGCTGTATCTGTATTAGCTGCATCAATATCGGCTTGAACTTCATACTTCAAGACAGTCCCAGAAGAATTGCCAGAATTTCTATTATTATTAAAAGGCGTAATAGTATTATCTAATGGATTCGAGGCAGTAGCATTTTCATAAACGTGCCACAAGGTTTCTGCTTCTACATCCAGCTCCCAAGTCCAATGGATCCACTTTGTCGTATTAGGCATTAACCAAGTGAAATCCAACACTTGATCTTGAGTAAGAACTTGATAACCTTGCGTAAAGTAATGTGCTCCTTCATGAACCTCATGATGTTCGTATCTAATAGGATAATAGTTAGTCCCATTATATCCGAATATTCTCATTATTTTAGGAATAATAGATATACCCACTATGTAACCTCTGCCCCAGAAACCGTAATTGTTAAAGTAGAAGCTGTTCCAGCCTTAGCCGCCAGATTCCCAACTACATCATCCATAGGTAACCACATATCCAGAACCACTGTAGAATTTGCATCTATATCAACATCCTCAAATAACACAGTTGTATCATCATAAGTAGTTCCATCATTATCTAACCATATCCCAAACTCATCCGCAGAAGCTTCATGGTTAGTTATAATAATCTGCTTTACAATATAAATAGAAGCATGGACACTCGGAGAGAACACCGAGGTAGCCGAATTCGCTATCTCACCTTGAGCCAGAATTTTTTCTATAAAAGCCATTAGCACACACTCAGCATAAAAGCATATCGCTTGTTGTTATCTTCGGATTCCTCGAGATCAACAAGTCTTATAAGGTCATTGGGATTAGTTGGTTTTCCAGTAGCACTAAGAACTCCGTCTGTTTCGAGAGCATAGTTTCTATCATCGTTATATAAAGAAGGTCCTACAGAACCCAACCAAACTTGTTTTTTAGCCATATTTCCTCTGTTGCCAAATTCCACCTACGTCCATATCTTCGTCAAATTCCAGAGCATCGTCATCTTCTAATTCCAGAAACTCTTTATCAATATCTTCATCATTCATTTCTTCCGGGTCAAAGTAGTAAGCCATCTTGTCCATTACCACGGTAATGTAAGCTAGAGCATCCATTACGTCCCAGAGTTTTGATCTGGGAAATCCCAGAAGCTGAGCTTCAAGCTTATTACAACAATTAAGATTATGGTGTACGTAGCCGAGTTTATAAAACGGAGCCAACGTAGCCACTCGATTCTCTTTGTGCCCAACAGCTTTCAGTTCCAGATAAATAGGAAAGATTCCCCTCACCCGCATCTCATTCAAAATGGGTTGAGATATAAACAAATGAAGAGACGTTACTTCCACCGCCAGAACCATAGCCTTGTATTGAGTAACTAGCCTAAACATCTCATCATACATCTGATCCGGTGCCATCTTAGCGGACACAATATCCCGAACAAAGATCTTGCGAGATTCCCTATCCACTCCCACGCAAATAATAGCCGTCTCGGCACTTTGCAATTTAGTTGTTTTCGCCGGATCAACAAGAATCACATTCGTCAGGTTTTTTGATTGAATGAGCTCATCTTTTTCTTCATCTTTCCGTTTGACTCTGATTCTGTCTCCATCCTCAGAATAATATCTGAAATACTCTGGCTTGAAGACTGCATCTTCCAAGGAGATAGGAATATTTCTGAACTCCCGGTAAAAGACATCGAGCATGCCACCTTCTTTGTGGTTTCTGTGTTCATTTATCAAATCCTCTTTTGACATAAAATCCGGCGCAGTAGGGTTAAGATCATCATCACAAGCTTCTAAAACCATAGATGCCCAATCAGAAGAATCCAGAAGATGCTGCAATAAAGAATCTTCATGTTTCAAAGTATCTATATAAACAATCTGCCAATCTTTCTTTACCCGGCTAGTAGCTTTTACAAGATCCGCCATGAACCAGACCTTGGTCTTGGTCCTTATCTCATCATTAGCAATAGTCTCAGGATCTTCCAGATCATCTATCACTAACATATCCGGGCGGTTATTATGATAAAGAATCCCACGAATCTGCTGCCCAGCTCCCCGGGGATAGATAAGACAATCACTAGTCACCCAGGCCTTCTTGGAAAAACTCTCATCAACGCCAAGAGCCCCACGAGTCTTAATCGGAGGAAATAAAGCCTTAACCATTTTATTGGACAGAAGCTCATGTTTTAGATTCTCCGTCTGCATCACAGCAGCATCGAAAGACATAGAGATGTGCATATAGAGATGACACATACGAAATAGAATCTTCTTAGCGGCCAAAGCCAGACCAACAATAGAAGTTTTGCCAAATCCCCGGGGAGCAGCTATAACGATCTTCTGTTCGCCGGAATCTATAAGGTCAAAAATCTGATCATGTAAAGGTGAGAACTTTACAAAGAACCTTTCCGGGAAAAAGATCTCCGCACAGAGCTTCGTGGATTTCATGCACTCCGCCAAAACCTCTTTCACATCTTTTTCGTCTTTAAGAAATAGTTCCATTAGCTCTCATACAATGTAAAAGTTGGATAAACAACGTGTTCGGCAGTTTCGCCCCGACCAGTCCAAGTTCCTAGCGTTCCATACCATTGAATCTTATATGTGCCAGCTTGATTAAAGTCCCCGGCTTGAATAGTATAATTAAACGCAGTCGTTCCGGAAATTGCAGGAGTCCAATCAGCAGTCGTAGCATCTGGTTTCTTAACCTTGAACAAAACCCCTGTAGCCCCGGAAACATCCCTTCCGCATTCTATATGAATAATCGTCCCTATGTCTCCAACAAAAGATTTACCCATCTAATTATTCCTTATGGTGACCTATGTAAGAATCCAGATAGACATCTATAAGAAGTTTTTTATTATAGACAAACATTTCTCCAGTCACAGTAGACAAAACACCCAGAAGGCTCTCCACCACTAGCATATCAACATGGGAGGCATGAAACTCATTATCTGCATCTATTATCATATTTAACTCGTTGTTATAATATAGTTTCGGGTTCTCGCTCCAGTGGCAGTAAACTTCCAACCCAATGTGTCATAGTTCATCTCAGCTTGGGTGAAGTCTATCTTATACCAACCACTAGCGATTTCGGATACAGAGTTGGCAGAGTTTGCGAATGCAGCACCATCTTTGGTTATCTGACAAGCTACAGTCAAACCAGTTTCAGCTGTCTTACCGTCGGTTTCATCTACCATTGTGAACGGAAAGTCAGATAAAGCCACGTTCTTCGCGATACCTGGAATCCCGGCAAGATTTACCAATGAATCAGTATCTTTCGCAAAAGCCGTTCCCTTGATGTCTGTAAGGTGATCATCCAGAGTCGTTGAAGTATCAACCAGAATAGCCGCTACATTCGTGGTGGTGTCTTGGGCAACTATAACGTCATGATCGCCTTCTAGCGAATCCGTAGCCACAACAAAATCACTCGTGTCAGAACCCTTAGTCATGATGTTAGAAAGAACCGTTCCATCTGCAACTTCGGTAGTCATGTCAGAATTAGAATTAACAGCTGTGAGCATAAGATGATCCAGGTTATTCGCAATCAGAGCGTCATTGGCCTCGACCTGGACTTCAGCCTTCATCCCCGTAGACATTCCGCCCAGGTCATCAAGGCCTGCTCCACCAGTTCCAATCTCCGCAGTATCGGTTTCTATATCCGTAAGCTTATCCCGCTGGGCTTCCAACGAATCCGTGGCATGGTCGAAGTCAGAAGTATCACCATCTGTCTTAGTCATAAGATTCGCCAGAACCGTATCGTCTACGACTTCAGCCAAAGTATCTCGATCCGAAACACCAACCTTCATAAGATGATCCAGATTAAGCTCATCCAAAACCTTCCGCACCGCCAGAGCAATTATGTTAGAAGCATAAGCCGTTGAACCTACATCCGCTGCAAACGTAGCATTGTCAATAGC